CTACTAATTGTCTAGATAATTGTGCGTATATTCTAGACTCTAAATTTCTTATAAATCTTGCAAGTGTTGTATTCTCTTTGTCTCTTTCTATCTGGTCTTGCAAAGCTTTTATCTCTGCCTTTAATGCTTCTTTTCTGTTAAACTCTTGGTTTTGAATTGTAAGATAATGTGATGAAGTTCCTATACCACTAAAGCTAGGACTATTAAACTTAAATACTATTTCATCTGCAATGCTTCCTACAGACCAGAACATAATTAACATAGACCAAAAGAACATACACCACTTGCAGTTCCTTAAAGTTTTTTTACTTTTAAATGTTGGTATTAATTTCATAATGCTTTATCATTTATCCAAAATGCAAATAACATAAGTCCAAATACTAATACCTGTACAACAGAAGCTATTGTAATCTGTCGCATAGGATGTACATTTTCTATATCATCTAGTTTCATTGTATTTGTTCTAATACACTTATAATAAATAAGAATACAAATATACTTATAAGTGGTAATTCTAATTTAATCTTTTCGTTGGTCTTTCTGTCCATCTGCTCTAGCTATCCTATCTATATCAGGTTTCAAACCCATTGCTGCACGACACATGGCATCTATTCTAATCATGTCGTTATCCATCTGTCTTATTCTATCTATTAATGCAACTATCATACCGTGTTGCGTATCTAACTTCTTATGTATGTCTGCTATTAAAGATTTAAAGAGTACCCATACTAGATATCCTAACCCTGCTGCACCTGCTGCCGGAATACCAATAGTCTCTATAGCGTTTACCCAGTCTTGCATATTACTTCTTAACTAAACTACCACCAAAGTACATACCTATAATAGCTGATACTAAGTTGGTATCTAATTGTGTTATTACCAAGCCTTGAAAAGTTATCCATTCAAATACATCTCTACCTTCTTTGAAGAACCAGAATCCCGGTTGAAAGTTTGTATAACCTACAGTAACATCTACACTAGGATAATAAACAGCTACAAGTTTAGGAAGTATAACAATAGCAAACACAGATGATAAAGCTATGATTCTTCTTGTCCATTGGAATCCTTTATCTTTAACATCTCTTGCAGCTTTACGAGCTTTCATTTCAAACTCGCCACGTGTTATAAGTAACTTCTGATTATCTTGTTTAGCTTTACGACTCTCTGCCCAGACACTCATAACTCCACCAAGTACAGTAGAGCCAAGCATAGTTATTATCTCAAACGGAAATCCCATTATACTATCTCTGTTACTAACTCTTCGTATAGTTTTCTAAAGCTTTCTAAGTCCATAAAGTTTATACCTTGACTTATCTGGTGTAGCCTATAAATGTTATAAGCTGTTTCAAGTTGTATCTCTGTGTAAAGTATCATTAGTCTTTAAATAAATTTAATTCTTCAACTATTCTATTAGCCCTAAAGTTTCTATCTTTTAAGTTTTTTAAATGAGCTTCTGGGTTTTCTTCTCTTGTTCCATAACTTTTAGGCTTTAACCATTTATTATTAATAGCTTCTGTAATTTCTTGTATGTTTCCTTTTTCAAAAACATCTCTTAGTTCATCTAAGTTACGACCACCTATTTGTTCTCTCATTTTACTTTGAGGATTTATTACTGTGTCTAAAAAATATTCTAAATTAGCTTCGTTAGAATCATTTAACTTGTTATCTTTTAAAAAGTTTTCATATCCTTCTTTATGTAATTTAGTAGTAAATTGAAATAGTCCTTGACCTAACTTACTATTACCAACTTCTTGTTGTTTATGGCTATAAGAACCTCTCCAGTTATCACTTTCAACTCCAGTTTCTTTATCTATATTAGCCATAATTCCAACTATAGCCTCTGGTCTTAATTGTTTATTTTCTAAATAACTGTAAATACCTAATCTATTCTCTTCAGGAGTTACAACACCGCCTTCGTTAAAACCTAACCTAGTCATCTGGTCTTGTTTATTTTCTCTAACTAATGAAGATTGTAAAGATTGAGACTGTACTGCATAAGGTTGTCCTGTAAAAGGGTCTATTCTATTTTCAGGTTCGTTTTTAACATCACTAACATCTTTAGATACTCCTAAACCTTGAGCATAACCAACTCTACCACCTTTATTAAAGTTACTTCTAAAACCTTCTAACTTTTCAAACCTATCACTAAATCCCTCTACTACTTTTTCAGTTCCTGTAGCAATCTCAGCATATTTTTCAAAAGCTTCTCTATTTTTTTTATCTCTTTCTTTTGCTATTTGTTGTATAGGAGTATAAGGTTCAAAACCCGTATACTTTTTCATTAAGTTTTTAGTTCCTATCAATGGTAACTTTCTAGCACCTGTTTCAAGTAATCCTCTATTATACAAAGTCATACCTACAATATCATTAAGAACTGGTCCACCTAAATTAGCAGTTGCTATTGCAGGGTTCTGACCGTATGCTAAAGCTTCTGTAAATCTAACTCCGTATTCTATAGGACCTAATAAACCTACACGTTGATAAGCTTTTAAAGTATCTTTCCAAGCATCTTCACCACTGTCCACACGTTCTCTATTCTCTTCTGATGTTCTCCAATAGTTAGTAGCTTTAGCAACATTAGTAGACATTGCAACAAAAGCAGCTACTTTAGGTGCGTTAGTTGCTGGATTATTAATTGTATCTCTTGCAAAGTTTTTTAAGATTGTATTACCAAACACTGTAGGGTATCTTAAAAACTGTGTAAAAATATCTATCTTAGGATTAGTCATGTAAGTAGGTACTCTTGCAGACTCTCTAGCTGTCGGTAATATAATAGAGTTAGTAAATCTACCAGCTCCTCTAACTAACTGCTCATTATAAAAAGCATCGCTTTGTTTAGCTCCTGCATCTAACCATCTAATACCATCTTCTACATCTATACCTAAATCAAATAACTCACTTCTTAACTTTTGAATTTTCATTGGAGCTATTTCACTTAATATATCTTCTCCACCAGTTTTAAACTTATTAAGCTTTGTTAAGTTATCTCTTATTAAATCTTTACCTGTAGAAAAAGATGCAAGTTGTACAGTTTTTGTCCAAGGCACAAGTAAGTTAAACCTATAAAATCTCCTTGCTTGTTTTTTAAGAAATTCATTCTGTAAACCTTCACCAGATATCCTGTTAGTAACATCTCCCATAGCTTCATCTACAGCTATAAACACCCTATTCATTTCCTGAACTATTTCATCAGGTTTCATATTATGTTTTTCTTTTAAAATACTACCTATTTCTGTAGTAAATATTTTATGTCCTCTTGTTACAGCAGATTGCATACCTTTAATGTTTGCATTTAAAGGAGCTTTAGCTAAAGGTATCATAGCCTCTGTAATAGAAGACAAAGTTGCAAGTGGTAAATAAGCCATAGCATTTGCAAGTTTTGTAGTGTCGTAAAAACCTTGTATTAAACCACTATCAAAATAATCTACTTGTCCAGTTACAGATTTGTAAAGGTCAATTATTCTTTTCTTATCTTTTCTGGTAAGTCCTTTACCTCTTACTTTTCTTAATTCATTATTTATAGGAGTAATATATCTTTCTATAAATTGATTTTCATTAGACTTGTTAGTTTTACCTTTAAGTAAAAAAGATTTTTTATGCTCTATAGTTTTAGCAGCATTCATATAATAATTAGTAGTTACTGGAACTAAATCATTAGTTAAATACTTTTCAAAATTATTATCTTTTAAATTTTTAAATGCTCTAGCTTGAGTTAATAAAATAGAATGCGAAGAAAAAAGTTCATTCTGTTTATCTAACATTTGTTCTATAACATCATCTACATTTTTAGCAGTAATCCCTTCTACTTTTTCTGATAACAATAATTTTTTAAATCCGGAAACATCTTCTTCAATAGCTTGTCTATTCCAAGAACGAGGAAAATAATTTTCAATTCTAGGTGCTTCTAGTCCGGCATCTTCAGCTTCTTTTAAAATATTATCATAAAACTTTCTAAGATTTAAAACTGTTTCTTTTACTTCATCACTAGCTCCATCATCAGAAGCTCCTCTAAGTATTCTAATAACTGATAATTCATTATCTTTAGTAACTTGTCCAGTTTTTCTAATAGGTTTAACTGCTGCATCAAATTCTAATAAAAAGTTACCTCTAGTATTATTAAGGTCTTCAGAAAAACTAAATCCTAGTCTTCTAGTGGTTCTTTTACCTATTTGTTTAGAAAATTCTTCACTAAACTTTTCACCTAGTTCTTTAGCTTTAGGAGAAAATTCTGAAGTTGTTCTAAGTATTCTAGTTGGATTACCTACTGTATTAGCTAGTAAAGTATCTTTAGCTTTTCTAGCTTTAAACAATAACTCACTACCTGCATCTTTTCTATACTCATCGTTAGTAAACAATCTATTTAAATCTTCGTTATACAAACGATGTCGTTGTGCTAAGTTTCCAAACACTCCACCTGTAATAGTTCCAAGAGCTGCAGAGCCTACAAGTTCTGGTGTAGAATACAATTTACGTAAACCTACGTTTATTTCTGTGTTTTGTCTAAAGTGATTGTCAAGTCCTGTCCAAGCTCCTACTTCAGCACCTGTAATAGCTGTAGCTTTTCGTATTTGTTTTTTACCAACATCTTGTAGTTTATTTTTTGCAATAGCTTTAGAGCCTTGTAAAGCTGCTGTAGTTATACCTTGTCTTGCAGCTAATGAAGTTCCACCTGTTACAGGAGTAAGTAAGGCTGCTGTTATAGCTGTAGGGTCTGTAACAATGTCTAATGTTGCATCTTTAATAAGTTCAGCATATTGTTTAAAGCTTCCCATATCTGCATTATCAAACTTAGAACGAAGATAAGCATAGTCTTTTTTTTGTTGCTCATCAAACTTGCCACTTTGCATGGCTCTATTCATTCCTGAAAACAGATTAAAATCAGAATCTCTTAGATACTCAAACACATCATCAGACTTTTCACCTACAGATTCTAAAAACCTTTCTGAAATTTTTTGAAACTCATCATCTTTTTCAAGGTCATCTAGTGTGTAACTATTAGAAAAACTAGAGAGACTTGATGAACTCCATGTGTCGTTGATTATTCCCATATTATTTATATTAACTGTAAATCTTCAAATAAATCTTTTATAAATTTTCTTCTTCCAAACATTTTAAATCCGGCTGCGTCTTTACCTTTTGATATATATCCAGCATTATATAACATTTCATCTGTAATTAAATCTATAGGGTCTTCTCTAAAAGG